CCTATATCGCGCAGCACCGTACCGACAACTTGACTGTGACCTCACCATGAACACCGAATCCGACCGCAATACCGCCGCAGAACCCGAATTCATCCCCAATCCGCCAGGCGGCGGCTCCTGGCGCTGGGAAGGCGGCCAGTGGCTCTCGAACGAGCCCGTCATCGCAACCCCGGCTGAACCTGCGCCGACCACCGAGGAGTAAGCATGCCCCGTTATATCCGCAACACCGTCATCCTGGTCAAGAACGAGGCGACCGCCGGCACCGACGCAGTACCGGCCGGCGCGAGCAATGCCATGCTGGTCAGCGACATGAGCATCACCCCGCTCGACGCCAAGAACATCGACCGCAACCTGGTGCGCGGCTACTTCGGCGCCAGCGAGCAGCTGGTCGGCCCGGCCAGCGTGAAAGTCTCCTTCGCCGTCGAACTGGCCGGGTCCGGCACCGCCGGCACCGCGCCGGCCTGGGGCGCGCCGCTGCTTTCCTGCGCCGCCGCCGAGGGCTTGCTGACGGCGCCGGCGCGCGCCGAATACACCCCGATCTCGACCGGCCTGAAGACGTCGACCATCTATTACTACGATGATGGCGTGCTGCACAAGCTGGTCGGCGTGATGGGCAATGCCAAGCTGTCGATGAAAGTCGGCGACAAGCCGAAGATCATGTACGACTTCGTCGGCCTCGATGCGGGCATCAGCGCTGCGTCTGCCGTGGCGACGCTGAGCGCCTGGAAGACGCCGGTGGCGATGACCAAGGCCAACGTCATCGACATCACCCTCGGCGCCACCTACGCGCTCGGCGCCATCACCGGCGGCCAGGTGTATTCGAGCACCGGCCTGGAGCTGGACTTCGGCAACGTCGTCAACTTCACGCCGCTGCTCAGCAACGAAACGGTCGACATCACCGATCGCCAGTCGAGCGGCTCGACCGAGCTCGACCTGACCCCGGCGCAGGAAGTGGCAATGATGGCGGTCGTCAAGGGCAACACCACCCAAAGCCTGGCGTTGACGATCGGCCTGGCTGCGGGCAACAAGATCATCGTGTTCGCGCCCGCGGTGCAAATGTTCAACCCGAAGAAGGTCGACCTGAACGGCAAGCGCCTGATCGGCTACGACCTGCGCCTGGTGCCGACCGCGGCCGGCAGCGGCAACGACGAGTGGCGCATCGTCACCCAGTAACCGGCGCAGCATTCCCTCCATAACCCATTTAAGAAGACAAAATCATGGCTCTCAAGCTCGTAGTTCGCAACAAAGCGCGCGTCAGCGTCTCCGGTACCGTCAACGACGAGAACGGCAGCCCGGTCAAATTCGACTTTGTGCTGCTCTGCAAACGCATCAACCAAACCGCGATCGACGCGGTCATGGAGGACCGGAAGTCGTCGGTGCAGAAATTCCTGCATAGCGTCGTCGAAGGATGGGAAGGTGTTTTGAATGCCGACGATACGCCGCGGGCATTCAGCCCGGAAAACCTGTCGGACACCCTGGAGACCCCTGGCCTGCACACGGTCTGCTTCCATGCCTACCTCAAGGAAGTCGGCGCAGTCGCAAAAAACTTGTAACGGCCGCGCGCCTGCTGGCCAGCGGCGAGTTGCGGATCGGCGGCGGCGATGAGCCAAAACCCGAGGATGCCGTGGCCGAGGCGTTCGCCGCCTTCGGACTGGTCGCCGACAAGCCACTTTCTATCGATGAAGACTTCTACCTGTGGCCAGAAAACGAACCCGTTTTCTGGCTCTGGATTGCGGTACAGACGCAGTGGAGGATCGGCGATGGCGTTCGGCACGCGCTCGACTACCCGGGCGTCAAGGTCGTCATGCAAATGCGCGGCATGAAGAAGCGGGAACAGGGATCGATTTTCTCCCTGATCCAGATGATGGAAATAGAGTGCCTTAACGAATGGGCACGCAAGCGAAGCTAAAGGGTCAATCGAATGTCTTTCACTCCCGGATCCGGCGCGGTCATCACCATTGGCGTCGATGGCGCCGCCGCCTCGCAACGCTCGATCAATAGCGTCGGCGATACCCTGGCGCGCCTCAACGCCAGTTCGCTTTCCAACCTGTCGAGCCAGCTCGGCGGGGCCCAGGCACAATTGGCGCGGACGGGCGTGTCGGCCGCGCAGACCGCCGCGGCGATGCGTGGGATACCGGCGCAGTTCAGCGACATCATCTCCAGTTTGCAAGGCGGCCAGGCGCCGCTGACGGTGCTGCTGCAGCAGGGCGGTCAGCTGAAAGACATGTTCGGCGGCGCCGGCGAAGCGGCCAAGGCGCTCGGCGGGTATGTCGTCGGCCTGATCAGTCCGCTGACGGTCGCCGCGGCGGCTGCGACCGTCCTGGGCTACGCCTATTACGAGGGCGCGGCGGAAGCGAAGGAGTACGGCAAAGCGATAGCCCTGTCGGGCGATGCCGCTGGCGTCACTGCTGGCCAGTTGGGTGACATGGCGCGCAATGTCAGCAAGGCAGTTGGCACGCAAGGTGTGGCTGCCGAGGCGATCACTGCGCTGGTCACCACCGGTAAGGTGTCGGCCGCGAACATCGAACAGTTTAGTGTAATTGCCGTCAAAAGCCAGCGCGCGCTCGGGACGGCGGTCGGCGACACCGCCACCGAGTTTGCCGACCTCGCCAAGACGCCGCTTGCCTCACTGGAAAAGCTCAACGAGAAATACCACTTCTTGACAGGCACCGTCTACGAGCAGGTCCGGGCGCTGCAGGATCAGGGGCGAGGCTACGAAGCAGGGCAGGTTTCCCAGCAAGCATTCTCCACCGGCCTCGACGGCGTGACCACCCGCGTAACCGCCAACCTCGGGATGATGGAGCGCGCGCTGCTAACCGCCAAGGACGGCTGGAAAGGTTTTTGGGATGCGGCGCTGAATGTAGGGCGCGAGCAAACGCTCGAGCAGAAACTTGCTGCCGTGCAGCAGCGGTTAACCGTAGCGCCATCAGCGAATCTCCCGAATGGCCTGTCCGCTGGCAGTGCGGGGCGTAGTGCGGCGTACGCAGCTGCGCACGCCGCCGACGTAGAGGAAGAGGCATCGCTGCAGCGGCAGATTGCCCTCGGGAGTACGAAAGCTGTATTGCTCGCAGACCAGGCGCGCTTCAACGCTGCCGATCTGGAATGGTCAAAAGGGAAATTTCAGTACCTGTCGCGCCAGCAGCAGCTGGAAGCCGAATTGACGGCTGAAAAACAGAAGGGGGTTGATGCTGGAGCCTCGGACGTAGATATAAATATCCGCTTGGCCGGCGTGCGCAAGAAATATGCCGACATCTATAACGATTCCATCGACTCCAGTATCGAAGCCCTCAACCGCCGGGCTGCTGTTGAGGACGTGCTTTCCCAGCGCTCGCTTGCCCAAGTGGCCGCCGATGTTGCCGCGGGCAGAATCACCCAAGAGGACGCGATCACGCAAACCGCGGCACTGGATCTCAAGGCATTCGACGCCAAGCGTATCCTGATAGAACGAGAACTAGCGCTCACAAAGAACAAGCAAAACAGCAAGACAAAGCTGGAGGCGCTCAGCGGCGAACTCAGTGTGCTCGACCAGCGGCGCCTGAACCGCACGATTCAGCAAACGAACGATCTGTTAGCGCTCGAGCAAAAGCGTGCGCAAGTCTCGCAGGATCTATACAACAAAGGGATTATCGGTTCGGATGGCGAGCTGGAAGGGTTGCGCGAAGCCGTAAAGGCGCAGAAGGAAAATAACGAGCAAATCGGACTGGATAAAATTGCCGTTTCAAGACTGCAAGCGGCGCGGCTTGATGGACTTGCCACACTCAAGGATGAGAGTGCCGCCGCGCTCGATGCATTGGAGCCCGGTAGCAAACTCGCCGCCACCTACCGCGATCAGGCGCAGGCGCTCCGTGACCGTGCAGAAGCCATTCAAGTAGGATCCATCAAAGAATCCCAGGTCGAGATGTGGAAATCGATCGAGCAAGCCGCGCACGACACCTTCACCAGCATCGGCGACGATGCAAAAAATGCAGCGCAACGCGCCAAGGCATCATTGAAAAGCGTGTTGTACGACTGGCTTTACCAGATGACCGTTAAGAAGTGGATCATCAACATCGGCACCTCGGTCACTGGCAACGCCTCCGGCCTGTCGAGTGCAGCAAGCGCGCTGTCGGGCGGCGCCAACGGCGCCAGTGTCGGCAGCTCGGTGCTGAGCATGATCGGTACCGCCGGCTCGGCGATCAGTGCCGCCGGTACGCTGTTCGGCTCGGCGGCTGTCGGCGCCTTCGGTACCGGATTGTCCGCAGGCGTGGCCGGCACTAGCGTGGCCGAGGCGGTTGCCGCCTACAGTGCTGCGGGAGCCACAGGCGTTGCGGGCGGCCTTTCCGCCGGTGCATCGGTCGGCGCCGCGGCGTCAGGGTTGGTCGGCAGCGCGACAGCCGTGCTTGCCGCTATTCCCGTCTGGGGCTGGGCGGCGCTTGCCGGCGCTGCGGCGATCGCGTATTTCGGCGGCAGCGGTCCGGAAGACCACACCCGCCTCGGTTTCACGTCGAACAACACGGCGGGCAACATCTCGATCAACGAGCGCGGTAACGAGGGCAAGAGCAGCACGTATATCGACCCGGGCGTCTCGTCCTCGTTCGGCACCTTTGGCGTCAATTCCAGCTTCTGGATGTCATCCAGTTCGCCGACCGTGACCAGCTTCCTATCGACTGTCGCCCAGACCGATGACGCGCTCGCCAGCTTTCTGACGGCGACGGAAAAGGCGACGGTCAGCAGCTACCTGACGGGCAAAGTTTCCGTCGCAAATATGGGTGCGGAAGGAACCGATCCGAATGCCAACGGCGCCCTCGATGGCGTGTTCCGTGAACGCATCAACAATATCTTCGCCGGCATTGAACCTGGCTTGGCGTCGTTGGTATCGGGCTTTACCGGCACCTCCCAGGCGCTGGCGACCGAAGCGGCCGCCTTGCTCCAATATCGCGCTGCGCTGAAGGATTCCGGCGCGACGGTATTCGGCGCCAAGGTTACGCTGCAGGAACTGGCTGGTCTGAAGACTCCGACCGAGGCGACCTCGGCCGCCCTGATCAGGATCACCGGCGAGTTCAACACCACCAACCAGGTGCTCGACCTGCTGGGAAGGACATCGACTCAAGCCTTCGGCGTGTCCGGCCTGGCGTCGGAGGCGGCGCGTGCACAGCTGATTCAGCTGTCGGGCGGCGTGGCGGCGATGAGTGCCCAGGCGGCGTCGTTCGCGCAAAACTATTTCACCGACGCCGAGCGGCTGATCCCGGTGAGCAAGGCGCTCGATACGGCGCTGTCCGGCCTCGGCCTGAGCACTATCCCCACCAGCCGCGAACAGTTCCGCGGACTGATCGACACGCTGACCAGCACCGGTGCGATCGCCACCGAAACCGGCGCCAAGCAGTTCGCCGGCCTAATGGCGCTCGAAGCCGCATTCGCCCAGGTGCACCCGCTGATCGAAGAAACAACCGACAAGCTGCGCTCTGCCGCCGACATCCTCAACGAGCGGAAGGACCTGCAGAAGCAATACGACGAGCTGACGATGACGTCGCTGCAGCTGCAGGTAAGGAAGCGCGACGATATCGCACGGGAGAACCGAGGCTTGTTCGACCAGATCCAGCTGGCGCAAAAGGCCAAGGATGCGCAGGATGCCGCCAAGACCAGCCTGGGCAGCGTCATTTCGAACATGAAGTCGTTCG